CACCCCCGACCTTAAGAAGGCGACCAAGAGCGAGGCTTGGCGGGGGACTAGGAGAGGGCGCAGGGTGCGACCCTCCTTTAACTAGGAAGAGGATAAAGAATGAACACGATAGAGGAAAAGACACTACCTCAGCTTTGCGAAGAGCTGGGCTTCAAAGTACAGATGAAGAAGGCAAAGATGCCACACAACGCCAGCGAGTGGCAGAAGGGGGCCAACTCTTGGCTCGCTGTTATCTCTTACAATGGCAACTCAATGGCCGTCCCATACTTCACCGGCAAAGCCCTCAAAAGGGCAATGACGGCTTCAGATGTGGTCCACTCTCTTTCATCAGACTGGAACACTTGGAAGTCTTGCGAGGATGTTAAGGGCTTCGCAGGTGAGTTTGGATGGGATGAAAACACCCTTTCCACTTGGGAGGCGGTAGAGCGCCAAGCCAAGGAGTGGGAGCACTTCGTCGGTGATGAGACCATCCTTGAGACTTTGGCAAGGGTGGAATACTAATGAAAAATCAATCAAAAATGTACATCTGCGGTGACCACCTTGTCCCGATTCGGGAGTGTGGGTGTAAGGTATGAATAAGAGAGAGGATATGCAGGAGATAATGGAAAGAGAATTGCAGGAGGCTATAGCCACCTTGAACCGCGCCAACAGTGCGCTTTCACGGATCTTTAACACGGACGAAAGAGAGGATGAGGAGTGAGTAACGATTTAGACTTGAAAGAGTGGGCTACCGGAGAATCGGTGGGCAACTGCTGGCGCTGTAATGCGTGGGACGATAGCCTAGAAGTAGGTATCTGCCAGACTTGCATAGGGGAGGAGGAGTAATGAGCTACTTTGGAAAGTCTGCCCTAATGATCCGTTATGACATAGTCACGAGTGAGGGTGAGGGTATATGGGAGGGCGGTAACCCCGCCTATGCCATAGAAGCCTTCCGCAACGCTCCCAGCGACTCACGTTTGCTGATGTCAGGTTGGGAGACAGACGGGATAGAGACTATCCCTACGGGTCAACCCTTAGACGTAACGCCCTTAATCGGAGCGGTAAGGGGTGGTTGGGTATGGTAAAACCTTGCGTAAATTGCTCTGATAACACGTACCGGAGAGAGTATTGCTCCAATATGGAGTGCATAGCCCAAGATCGGACTGCGTGTGTGAACTGCCATTGTTGCCAGGCCTGTGGGCAGATACTAAGGCATACCAACGGTGATAATCCTAACAAAAAGGCGGTTTGGTAATGGAGTGGTTATTCTTTACGCTTATTGCGGTAGTATTTATAGTCTGGATGGAGAAGAATAAATGGTAGACGAGACCAAAACCGTTAGTGTGAACCAGGCTATCTATCACCGCAACTATCAGAGGGCCAGAGCAAGGGCGCTTGTGCGCCTGTCTCGTGCTTTCCAAACCGAATACAAGCAATACTTGCAAGAGGAGAGGGAGAAAGATGAAGCGACTGGGAAAACTTGGGTTGGCTTTGATAGCGTTACCAGTAGTGCTATCACCATTCAATCATACAAAGATGCCACAGAAGGAGCAGTTGATCCCTGTGATAACGGAGCGCACCAAAGCTACTATGGAGGAGAAGAATGAGAATCGAAGAATCGCAAAGAGATATAGTAAAGCTCTCGGATATTCGAGAAAAGAAGTTGCGTGCCTTGTCACCCTATGGACCCGTGAAAGCAGGTTTGACCACTTGGCCCGACCAAGAGACTCCAAAGGACGACCCATTAGTTCGGCTTTTGGAATTGCTCAACTCCTTAGAGAGCGCAGTGGAGAGCCTGAACTACAAATCCTTCACGGCTTACGCTACCTTGAACATCGCTTTGGAGGATCTGCGTGCCGTGCTCTACGACACAGTGACCAGAGAGGCTGGTACTGACGCAGATATGCTATGATTGGCGGGCATTGCCCTCCTAAGTGAACGGCCCTACCGGTTCTTATCCTCCCGGTGGGGCTGTTTACTTTTTACGGAGCCAGTATTGCTGGTTGATTATGAGAGTATCAAACTCTCCATCGTGGCGGTCTAAGAACATATGAATACCTAGCTTCGGTGCGTGTATCTCTACACCGTCAGGATGTAGCCATTCATAGTCATCAATAGCCATCAACCCACCGGACTTGAGCAGTGGCCACGATAGTTCGCAGTCGAGGAAGGCGGATGCGCTAGTGTGGTGTGCATCTACATAAATAAAATCAAAGAACGATGGTCGCATTGTAGCTACATCGTGATCTAATAGGTACTCAGTGGTAGTGGTGCGTGTATGTGTAACAGGCAGACCATCTACCTTTGCAAGGTATGTGTTGTATACATCTTCAAAATCCATCTGTTCTTGAATAGGTTCATTCTCAGCACCAGCCCAGGTATCCACATCATCAAGCCAGCTATGCTGACCAGTGAGGATGTTGGTAGCCATCCATACACTGGCATCGCCAGTGAATACACCTAGCTGTAAGAATCTTAGCCACTCTTTACCTGCTAGTGGTAGCAAGAACTGCTCGAAGTTATGCTGAGCTATCTGCTTAAACCAATTAGGATAGTCGGTCACTTAGGGTTGTCCGTGCTATAGAAACCCGGTCCGTTGAAGACCACAGCAGGTGATGACCACTTGCGTCTGAACTCGTTGCAACAGTGTGTGCAGATAATAGTTTCTTCAGGGTCACTCATCTTGCGTTCGATCTGGCGCACATCGCCACACCCTGGACACTCATACTCATAGATCATTTGAACATTCTCCTTATTAAATGAATGGTTGCAAGAGTTAGAAGCGAACCATATACATAACCGAAAAGAAAAATATAACCATCGTTCATAACTTGACCGCCTCGCTTATTGAGAGATAACCTACTAACTTATTAACCTTCATACGATTGGAGAACTCTGAGGTGGCAGGCATACGATGTGTTACCCATTCAGGTTCAGGTACATCCATTAGATCAAAGGAGTAGATACCCTGCGGTGTACTGTTGATATAGAATGGTAGCAGGTTGCGTTCAGCTGACTGAGTGATGAGCTTCTTGTACTTCATCTCTTCTATAAGTAGCGTAGAATAATGGGTATAGCGACATTTCAATTCGATGTAGTGACCAGCTTTGGCACTGATACAGTCAAAGGAATCGTAAATACCCGGCGACTTCTCAAGGTCGGGGTATATCTCTTCTTTAAGTTTGTCGAACAGCTCTTGTTCTTTCACTGGTATGGACTCCGTCCACCTAGCAAGTTGTTCAACTCACGCAGTGCGTGGTCACATCTACGGTCAGCTGTTGTTGCGTGGCACTCTAGTACTGAACCCATCTGTGCCAGTGTAAGGTTCTCGTGGTAGCGCAATACTAATAGGCGCTGATCCTCAGCGTTGAGCTTAAGGTAAGCGCCTTTAATATCCATCAGGGTAGCAAGTAAGTTGCCACCTTCTGCTGGACTAGATGAACCTCGTGGTTGTCCATCCTTAATCATCTCTTGTGCCTGTTCAAGAACAGTTCCGTCAATGACTGAAGCAATCACAAAGGGAAGCAACTGAGCTAGCGTAGCGCTCTCGTAGTAGGCTTCATCTGCTATCTGATAGCCACTCTTAGCGGCCTTCTCTTTACGACAGTAACGTTCAGCTGCTCGTGTCATCTGCCACGCTAGCTTCTGCTCGTTGTGTCTACGCTTTTCAGTATCAGGTTCTGATAGCTGAGAGTTAATCCATTCAGACCTGTTGATAGCCCAGAGTAAACACTCCTGCTTCACATCGTCTTTGTCTACCCACTTACTATATTTGCGTGCAACAGTGCGTGCTACGCTAGGTGCTATATCATAGATAGAACTATGAAGCTCAGTCATTAGGCCATTTTCCATCAATGACCATCAGAGCTATAGCACTATAGTTCAGTAGATCTAAGAAAGAATCTCTAAGACTTTCGTTCTCCGGTGTTGCACCTGACTCAATGAGGTGATTAAGACGCGCTGTTTTGTCCCACATTCGGACGCGTAGACCGTTGAGCGGACCACCAGGCGACCTGCTGATGTTAGTTGGTCCGTAGTCTTTGTGCTTTTTAAGTAGTAGGTTACCTGCTGAGTCGAAGACTTCCCACATATCAGCTGCGAATTGATGGACACTTATCTCACCTGTATCGGACGGATTAAAATTGTCTCGCTTATTGGATCCAAGTGGATAATCTGGAAACCCATCTCGATTAATTTGTTTACCATATTTAGACAATCTTCCTCACTCACCCTTCGATTCACCTACTAGCAAAGCTCTCGTTGCGTCAGCACCGTGAGCCAAGTAGTAATCATTGATGTCCATACCTGGGGGTAATGTTACTATGACTGAGTTCAATATCTCGTTAGCAACACGCTTAGAAAACTCAGCACCTGGATTGGACCCATCTTCTTTAATGTCGTTATCGCCTACTACATAGACAGTGTCGTAACCATTGAAGAGCTTACTAAAGTGTGGCTTCCACGCCTGCACTCCCGGTACACCCACCGCTGGGATACCCAGTACACCACTAGTGATGACTGTATCTAGCTCACCCTCGCAGACCACAATGTATGGTGACAAGGTAAGGATATCTGTGACGTTATACAGGTGTGCCTTCTGCCCTGTAGGGCTACCATACTTAGGCTTGCCATCGTCTACACGGCGGAACTTAAAGCCTACGCAGTGGTTATTGGCAGTGATATATGGAATGGAGATCCATCCCTCATACATCTCGTGACCATTGATAGGGTCAGTGATGGTGCCTAACTGAAAGCGTGCAGCTACCTGCTCAGATATCCCACGTTCTAACAGGGCGACGATTGCTTCTGGACTTATCTCCTGAGCGTAGCGCAGCGCCGCTTCCAGCAGCAATTTCGATTGCGCGTTTGAGGCCATCCTTAAACTCCATATTCTCTAGTATGCAGACAAGGTTAGCCGCATTGCCCCCCTTGCCACAGGTGTGGCAGTAATATAAATTGTTGTAGGTGTTGATACAGGCAGAGGCCCTGCTGTCATTGTGCATTATGCACTTAACTGCAACGTCTCTACCTTCTCGTACCTGTCCCCCATAGTGAGCTACTATCACACCTATTGGGATGGAGTTGGCGTCAACTCTGTCTTGATTGCCTTTGGGTTTATGTGACCTGGACCAGTCTGATGTTGACACGGACACCCCTTACAATCTCTGTGCATTTTGTATTGGCAAGCGTTACAGATCATCTGCTTCAGCCTCGGGTAGTTCTTCTTCTACTAGCTCTACTACTTCTTCAACAGCTGGGTCCACTGGACCTGTTGATGTACTGATAACTCCTTCTGGTACTGGCATTATTCTTTCTCCTTAATCCATTGTTCGAGTGAGCAAATTACCCACGCTTTCCCTATGCTGGAGTTGCGACGCTTCACTATGACATAAGCCGGTGGTACTTCCCCAATACCTCTAGCCTTGGCATAGTTCTGCGCCTCAACCTCAGCCTCAGCCCAGAACTCTGGTAAGTTCAGAGCCTTTCTATTCTTTAACTCTAATATGTAGGTCTTACCTGCAACCATACACACTAGGTCCCCTTCATCCTTGCTTCCGGCTTTAGTCAGGCGTTCCGCCAGGACACCTGGTATACCTCGCAAGAATTTCATTACGTCAGTCTCAAAGACTGCGCCCTTTACTCTATCGTATCTACTTGCCATCTTTACCGGTATCGTAGATAGCGTTACCATCTTCATCAATCTTAATCTTAAAGATCTTGAGTTCAATCAGAGCCATCACCATATTCTTCATATCGTGCTCAAGCTGGTTGACTCTCTTCTTAAGATACTGGATCTCTGTGTTAGCCATTGTCTTCCTCCATCAGGTACTGGGCATACTGTCTAAATAGTTCACACGCTGTGATGCCACGATTGCGTGCCTCTTGGTGGATAGCATCACGCTCTGCCTTAGATAATCTTACCTGAAATGTGGTTCGCTTATCCTCTTTATAGCGCATAGACCATTCGCTAATAGTATCTGTTGTCATTCGTCAATCTCATTTCCATACTCATCCTGTGGTAAGTAGTTATTGCTACTATGACCAGCTCGTGCATCTCTTGCAAGCATAGCCCCAAAAGCGTTCTTGTCTGATATCTGGCAAGACCCATAGTTTACATTGAGAATTGCATAGTCACTAGCATCAGCTGTATGTGGACCGAAACGGTTCTTAACAGCAGCTATGTTCAGCTCAGCGTTGTATGGATCATAACCAAGGGTCAGGATAAGAGCGGGTAGCTGGCTTACCTTGCCGTGGATAGCACGTCTAGCTGGTGGCTTGGTTGGGCTGCCATACTCTGATTGCTCAGAGACGTGGTGCAGTACCAGTACACAAGCCTCAGTCTTGCGTGCCATATCGTGAAGCTCCATCATAATTGCACGTAGTCCAGCCCATTCATTATCTGTCTCGGCTGCTACGTTCATTAAGTTATCTATGATAATCAGTTCAGGTGCCTCGCCATATAGCTCGACATAAGACCTAATCTCTAACTCAATATCATCGAGTGATGGTGATGAATCAAATACCCACTTGATGTGCTTCAGTTTGTCAAAGTGCTTATCGTAGTAGTGGCTATCTGCTGATAGCGCCTGTTCAACTGTTGTCTGATTATGACCGGATGAATGAGCGGCTGCTCGCATCATCACGGTTGTTGTATCAGTATCAGCTGAAAAGAATAAAGTCGGTACGCCTGCCTTGATAGCATAGATCAAAGCAAACATAGACTTACCAGCATTAGGAGCAGCTGCAACCATACATACCTGTCCTCTACGGAACTTAATATGCTTAGTTGCTAAGTCTTCCCATACATCAGGTAGAGGTGTTGCTTTGGTGAGGACTGTTCCCCACGCACGTTGTAAAGTTAACAACGCCTACCTCCTCTACAATTATGTTGAGTCGCCTACGGATAGGTCGGCGCTCACCTTCGGTGAGTCCTCCCCATATACCGTGATACTCGTGCTTTAGCCCCCATTGTCTGCACTCAGTCTTATGAGTACAGCTATTACAAACACCTATCGCCATCTTGACTTCTTCGGATTGAGCATTGACGGCCCTTACTGGGCCATTACCTGCAGCTCTCTCCGGAAACCAGAAGTCTCCACCTACTGAAGCGCAAGCCGGGTTTTCGTAATCCCAAGGCTCGCGCATCTTTTACTTAACCCAGATGGCGTCGCACTTATCTGGTGCGCCCTTTGGTGCTGCACACATCCAAGCCTTCCAAGGACCCTTTTGGCTTACGCCTTCCTTGTAGACCATTGCACCGTGGCGACAAACGTTGCCACCTGCAGGTGCTGGTGTTGGTGCAGCTACTGGTGTAGCTCCTGGGAATGCGTTGGTGATAGCAGTTACTGCTGATGCTGTTGCTGATCCTCCACCAAGGTCTGCACCTGTTGACTTGATAAGCGTTGCAACCATACCTAGGTCAGCAAGACCTGATTCAAGGTCGCGTACATCTTTTGCATAAAGATTGATTAGTGTTCCGTCAGATAACTTGTAGTTGATCTGGTACTTTGTTGATTCTGGTGCAGCCATTTATTTTCCTCCATTAGTTTTGATGTTAAGTCTTACTGATTCGTTACCAACAATCTTAGGTACAAACCCTAGAAGCTTTTCAACTTCCTTAGAGTCTACGCTCTCACGTCCTTTAACTGTTGTCCAACTGATTTCAATACCACTCTTGGTGGTACCAACACTACCTTCCAGCGAAGCCTTGAAGGAATCCCGTTCCTTCTCCAACTCCTTGATTCTGTTATCTAACTGTAGATAGTGCAAAGCATTCTTGTCAACTTCATCGTCCTCAATTACTTTCTCACTAAGGACGATACGTTCTTTTTTTATACCACCACATCCCATTTCCTCGGTAGCATCAAAGTACTGGCAGTAACTTCTGCAGAAACTTTCATCCTTCTCTGGTTCAGGCAGTGTTGGTGATGCCTTGACAGCATCTAACCACGCAAATGCTTCTAGTGCAATAGCTTCGTCATAAGGTTCTGAGTGGACCTTTACATCCTTCTCAGCGCCATCACGTGCGATAGCTACCAGGTTAACTGTCTTGACTTCATACCCATTCTTAGATAGGAGGTAGCCATAGACCTGCACCTGCCAACGCTGTTGCTTAGATGGGAAGTAGCTAAGGTTCTTAATCTTGCTAGTCTTCCAGTCAATAACAGCACCAGTACTAGGTACAAATAAATCTACGTGTGCTTTCATATCGCCGTACTCAACAGCTGTCTCGACTAAGTACTCCTTGCCATCGGGATCTATATGCCCGATAGCATCTTCGATAGCTGCGTGGATAGCAGTACCCATAATCGCTGCAAGCTTTGACTGATTCTCATTAGTCTCAGGTTGTGCATTAAGACGGTACCAGACCTTACGGCGACAGCTACCTATCTCTGATGGACCTACCTGTGTTTGCTTACTGCGGTCACGACTAGCATCTTTGTTGTGCAGTACGTGTAACAGTAATTCCTTTGGATCCTCTATTGCCATTTACGATTGTCCCTCCAGACAAGCCACGTATCAAATCCGTATGCTGCAACAAAGCCTAACAACAAACCAAA